TAACACAATTTTTAAAAGATTCAGGAGTTCCAAACGAACCAGATGTAATGAAGCCTGATGAAACAACAGTATTTTATTTTCCTCAAAAGGCTCCAAAAAATGCAACAATAACAAAAGATTTAACAGCCATAGATCATCTAGAGATGTGGAAGATTTATAGAACTTATTGGACAGAACATAACCCTAGTGTTACGATCAACGTTCATGAAGATGAATGGCTAAGAGTAGGTGCATGGGTTTTTGATAACTTTGATTCAATTGGTGGTGTATCTTTCTTACCAGCGAGTGAACATACTTATAAGCAAGCCCCATATCAAGAAATTTATAAAGATGAGTATGAAGAATGGGTAAAAAAATCTCCTTCAAATATTCAATGGGAAATGCTTTCTATGTACGAAAAAGAAGATGGCACAACTGGAAGCCAAGAATTGTCTTGTGTAGCAGGGGTATGCGAAATAGTAGATATTAGCAAGTAGCCGCATGCTAAAATAGATTAGAGGTAAAAATGTCATATACCGTTTCTAATCTATATGCTTCAAAAATATTTGCAGAACATCCAATAGCCTTATGGACACTAGATGAAGATTTTGCTTTTACAAATCTACTTAGTGCCTCCACTCAGAGCCTATCTACCTGGAATACTTCGGGTGGGACATCTGCTTCGGTAGCATCTTCTACATACCCAAATAGACCAATATTAGAAGACGGCTTATCTTATATTACAAAGTCTGCAAGCGTATCAGTTACAACCTCAACTTTTCCAACCTATTTTACTGAATCAAATATAGATACAGATAAAAGATCAATATCTTTAAGTACCTGGTTTTTTTCTGGAACAACAGTAGACTATATAGATTTAGGGATAGATGTATCTGGAAGCGTTACTTATAAAAGATTTGAAAACGAAAGTCCCTCAACATGGACACACGCTTCTTACTCAGTAGATATTCCAACATCATCAACATTCAAACCAATAGTAAGAGTTGGTTATTTAAATTTTGAATCTACTGGATCTAACTTTAACGTTTATTTTAATGGAGTATCGTTTGCTCAATGGTCTGAAGTTTACAACAGAGACACCTCTGGAACTAAGCCAATAGTACTATCAGACAATTCTTTATCTAGTGCTATATCGGTAAATGCTAGTGCCTATAAAGTATCTCAAATACAACCATACGGATTTAACGATGAAGACACAGGGTACTATTTTATAAATAGAAATAAAATGCTTGCTAACAATACAAGCCTTCCTATGGTATTTGGATCTGGAAATATAACCAGGGTTAATAGTCCAATTGATTCAGGAGTTCCGTCAATAGCAATACCTGGAAAAACATTTTTAAATGATAACGGCAAGTATAAAAACCTAACTGCAGAATTTTGGATAAGAGTTTACACAGATTCTCAAGAGCCAATAAGAGTATTTGGCCCAGTAAGTAATTCAGATGGACTTTATGTAGAACAAGAATTTTTAACATTAAAGGTAGGATCTTATACAAAATCATATTTTGTTGGCAAATGGTATAGGCCAATGTTATTAGATATTAGATATACCAGTTCTAATGTTAGTGTTTTGTTAAATGGAGACTTAGTTATAGACATGGACATAGATGTAGATAATGTAAATTTTGCTAGTTCAAGTCATGATTGGTTAGGATTTTATTCCCACAATACGGTTTATCCATTTGAATTAGATGCTGTTGCAATCTATCCATATATTGTTCCAGAACAAATAGCAAGAAGAAGGTTTGTTTATGCACAGGCTGTGGATAACCCAGAAGAAATAGTAAGCGACTTTAAAGGAGAATCTTTCTTTGTTGACTTTCCATTTGCAAAATATACATCCTCAATGACCTATCCAGATATGAACAGATGGTCTTCTGGATTTTTTTCAAATCTAAACGGTAACTCAAGATCTCTTTCTTTTGTTGATTATGAACTTCCAGAAATTAAGTTTTCTTATACCTCAGCATCTGTAACAATAGATGATGATATATCTAATAACTTTTTAATAGACAATTACAATATTCAAAATGGAGAACCTACCTTTATCAAAATGAGGCCAAATGCTTCTTACGATAATGTTCTCGGATCAATATATTTTAATTCTATAAATACAATAAATAGTCCAGTAGCGTCTATCTTTGGAGTATTTGAAGCACCACAGTCTTTGCCTACTTATTCAAACAGAGAGCCTATAATGACATTTACCAACTCATTTACTTCTGACAAGTTTAAAATATGCTTGAGTCAAAGTGGACTTAGTTATGAATTTCAAACATCAGCATCTACATATCAAATAGCAAACTATTCAGCATCAGCATCTCAGGACCTATTTGTTGGTATTGAGTTAGAAGAGTTAATTAAAAGCAATTTTGCTATTATAGGAAACTTTTTTAATAATCCTCAAAATGTATCATTAAACCTAGGCGGGTATGAAGATAAAGTCTTTACAGGAAAGATAAGATCATTAACATTTAATAATAAGATGTTTACCATAAAGGACACTTCAGAACTAATAAATACCAATGGAACTATGTTCTTTACTGAGGCAGAGGCTAACAATGAAGGTCTATACCCATTTACTTACGTTGGTAGTTATACATTTCTTCCAATAAGTTCTTATGGGGAAATATTTTTTGATATAGGGTCTGCTGGATATTGGGAAGATTCATTACCCCTTTCATACTTTGGAACATATGTTCAGGATACAAACTCCTCTCCATATTATGATTTAGATTTAATTCAATTTAATATAGATGTTCCAGGACCAATAACAATGACAAACTCAGCATCTGTTGCAGACGCATTTAGTATGAAGTCATATATAACACTACAAGATTTTAAACTGGTAGGTAAGAAAACATATTCAAGTTATACCAATACTCAAAATATAGGTGCATCAAGAGTCCTTGACTTAGTCCCAGAATTTTCAACTCTTACTAAAAAATTTGAGGTAGTAGATGGAACAATCATCTATCCACCTAAAGAACTTATAGATTTTGAAAACTACTATATAACCATTCATTTAGAAATGAGAGTAAGAGGTATAAAAAGTAAGCCAGTCAATATTAAAAGAATGTCTCTAACCTCATTAGCATTTGATGAAACTTCTGAATATAAGATAGGCACTAGGAGTGGACACTCCATAATTCCATTTACTAGATCTGGATTAAATTATGACTATAAAGAAAAGAACCCATTTACAATATATAGAGATTCAACCCCTTATCTATATTTAACTGGTGACTCTGGAATAGCAGTTTTGCCATATCAATCTACAAAACTAAGAGGTCTTTCATTTCCAATAAACGACCACGAGGCCTCCTCTTACAAATTAACTGGTCTACAGTTCTGGATGTTTTATAACAAAGATAAAACTATATCTTCTACCCAAAAAATGGGAACGATTATAGCAACAGAGGCAAATGCTGGAATCAATGATTATTACGATATATACCTAGTTCCAGAATTAAATGGAAAAAGGGGTAGCCTAAAAGTCTATAAGAATAATGTTTTATACACAGGAGCCAAGTTCTTTGTTAATGGAAGAATTATAGATGAAATGAAAGTCGTCCCATTAGAATGGACATCTATATTAATATCATTTACAGATAGTACAGACATAACTCTTAATAGTAAAAAGGGCAAGTTTGAAATATATGAAGGATTCTTGGCCAACAATATAGCATTCTTCCAACAAGAATTTGTTAACTTCTTCTCAAAGTTAACTACTGGCTTGCAGTGGACAAACATAGATGATCAAAACTGGGACTATCCAACACAGTTAGCAACACCACTAACTTGGCAACAATGGGGAGAAATTGCTATTACAGATATCGTTTCTCAAACAGGAGACAGTACTTTTAAGACTTATCTAGGTCTTTCTGAACAAGTATTTGATGATTCTGCAACTGCTGTAACAAATTCAGATGGTTTTGATGCATTAACTAACGTAACCTGGGTCAAAAAAGATGTCACTGCAGTTTAATATGGTATACTTGAGTACATGAATCCAAAGAAATTAAAAAATAATGGTAAGCCTAGAGTAAGTGTAGTAGAAAAAAAGTCTGACTGGGGCATATATGTCTGGAAATGTGACTTTGATGGCAAGCCCTTTGGAGATGGCAAGGGAAATATAATGAATATCCCTGGAAGACCTTATGATATTGAAAAAATGTCAAAGATAAGAAAAGCAGCAGAGTACTATGGTGCTCCAGAAGGCAAAGTAGAATTCATGGCTGGTGTGACTAGAGTTACAGATGAAGAATATGCAGAACAAACACAAAGAATGAAAGATGGCTTAATCCCAAGTCAAACAGATATCGGTGCCTGGATGGCAGCAGAAGAAGGTTTTAGAAAACATGGAAGATAACGAAGCAATAGCAAGGATAGATAATTTAGACAAGGTTGAAAAGAAAACTAAGGTCGATCCATTTACAACAGATGGAGAACTTGTAAAGTCCTATGATGGGCTACATCAAAATTTTAAACGCAAAATTTCAAGAACAGTTAATAAAGCATTTCAAGGAATAGACGATACTAAATCAAAACAACTATTTCCAGAAATGGATATGGTTACAGCCTATGGTCTTTTTGACGTAGTCCTTCCACCATATAACCTAGATGAGTTGGCATACTTTTATGAAAATTCATATGCTAATCATGCCGCTATTAATGCAAAGGTTGCCAATACAGTTGGGCTAGGATATAGTTTTGAAATGACTGATTCAACAGTTGCAAAATTAGAAGAGTCAGAATCAGAAGATCAATTAATGAGGGCACAAAGAAAGATTCAAAGAACTAAGGCTCAAATGACCGAATGGCTAGAAAGCCTAAATGATGAAGATACATTTACACATGTTTTAGAAAAAGTATATACAGATGTTGAAACAGTAGGTAATGGATACATTGAAATTGGTAGAAAAGTAAATGGAGATATTGGTTACATTGGTCATATCCCAGCAACCACAATTCGTGTACGCCGTATGCGTGACGGGTATATTCAAATAGTAAATCAAAAGGTAGTATACTTTAGAAACTTCCAAGAACAAAGAAATATCAACCCTGTAACAAGCGACAATAGGCCAAATGAACTAATTCATATTAAAAAGTATTCTCCAAAGAACTCATACTATGGAGTTCCAGATACAGTGTCAGCAGCAACTTCTATGGTTGGTAATGAACTAGCAGCAAAATACAATGTTGATTACTTTGAAAACAAAGCAGTTCCTAGATACATTGCCTTGGTAAAGGGTGCAAAACTTAGCCCAGAAGCAGAAGATAAGTTCTTTAGATTCATGCAGGCTGGACTTCGTGGACAAAACCACAGAACACTCTACATCCCTCTTCCTGGAGATGGACCAGATAATAAAGTAGATTTTGATCTAAAACCAATTGAGAATGGTATTCAAGACGGATCGTTTGAAAAATACCGTAAGTCAAATCGTGACGATATCTTAATGGCACACCAAGTGCCTTATTCAAAAGTTGGTGGTGGAGCGGGAGTTTCTATCGCATCAGCATTGGTGGCAGATAGAACATTTAAGGAACAAGTAGCAAGACCAGCACAAAGAAATCTAGAAAAAACCATTAACAAGATTGTTAAGGAAAAAACAGATATGCTTGCCCTTAAATTCAATGAACTAACATTGACAGACGAACAAACTCAAAGTCAAATTGACGAGAGATACCTACGTATGCAGGTAGTTGTTCCAAATGAAGTTCGTGAAAGATTAGGGTATCCAGTTAGACCTGGCGGCTCAGACCCCATTGTTCTAGGTGCACAAGCCAGAGCAGAACAAGTCGCTCAATCAACTGGAAATAGAAGTAGAGACCAACAGAGAACAGATAATGCTTCCGATTCTGCATCCACCACTACTGGACGAAATGCCCAGGGTGAAGGTAGATCTCAAGAATAATTTGTTATAATATTGTAAAGCCCTATAAAGACTAATTATAATAGAGGTAGTATGACTAATTTGCATAAAGCATTTTGGCACTCAGAAGACAACAGCATCAAGTTGTCCATGCCAATCGCTAAAGTCGATAAAGAGAAACGAACAGTTTCTGGTTTTGCAACCCTTGACAACATTGACAAGCAAGCAGACATCGTTCCAACCGATGTCAGTATTAAAGCGTTTGAAAGATTCCGTGGCAACCTACGTGAAATGCACATGCCTATCGCAGTCGGCAGGGTAGTGTCATTTAAATCAGATAAATTTTATAATAAAGAAGAAGACAAATTTTACAATGGAGTATTCGTAAATGCATATATATCAAAAGGTGCTCAAGACACTTGGGAAAAAGTTCTTGATGGTACTCTTTCTGGCTTTTCTATTGGTGGTAGCATTAAAGATTCTGAAGAAATGTATGACTCCAAGATGGATAAAGCAATTAGGGTTATTAAAGAATATGACCTACACGAACTTTCATTAGTAGACAATCCTGCTAATCAATTTGCCAATATTGTGTCAATTGAAAAAGTAGCAGACGGTACAAACAAAATAGATGGTATTATTAGTAAAGTAGATCTTGAAAATGTTTACTGGTGCGAATCAGATTCCCTAGTAAGACTTTCTCAAGAAGAAGATTCTTCATGTCCATCATGTGAAAAACATATGATAAATATAGGCTTTGTAGAATCAAACGATACTGAAAAGAATTCTGTGATCAAAGATTTATTGAAATCGCAGAAAATTGGACTTGGTGAAAAAATAACCAAGGCTGAAAATCCTGATAAGGAGGGGAATAATATGGCAGAAGAAAATGTAGAAGTAGCACCAGCAACTGAAGAAGTTGTTGAAACACCAGCCGCAGATGCACCAGCCGCAGCAGAAGTTGCAGCAGAAGCACCAGCCGCTGAAGAAGTTGCTACCGAAGAAAACATTGAAAAATCTGATAGTGCAGAAGAAGCACCAGCAGAAGCAGTAGCACCAGCCGCAGATGCACCAGCAGAAGCAGCAGATGCACCAGCAGAAGCAGCAACAGATGCACCAGCAGAAGATGCCGCCACTCCCGCCGAAGATAGCGAAGACGCAGAATTGGCAAAGGCTGTAGATACAGTACAAGAATCTATTGACGAGGTTCAAAATACAGTTGCTTCAGCACTTGGAGATTTGGTGGCAACAGTTAAGTCACTTAACGAAAAAATGACAGAACTACAAAAAAGCATTGTTTCCGCAAAAGAGGAAATTGCAGGAGTAAAAAACAATGTTGATGAGTTTGGAAAGCGTGTCGACTCACTAGAAGACGATACCGCTGTCCGTAAGTCTGGCGACCTCGGCGGGGTCGTTCAGGAAACACAAATAAGAAAAGGATCGATGTGGGGCGGGCGTTTCCTCAATTCCGCTGACCTATATCGTTAATTCACTGGGAGGTGAAAATATTATGGCAGATGAAATTTTAGAAAAGGCTGCTGCTACAGGATCTATCGTTTCTGGTGGTATTGGTGGTGTAACAACCCCAGCCGCAGGAGACCTTGGTGTCGCAGGAAGTGCCGCTAATGACGGCGGTATTCTTGCTCCTGAGCAATCACGCCAATTTATCGAATACATTTTCGAACAACAAGTTCTTGCAAGAGATGGACGCAGAGTAACAATGCGTACAAACGCTTCAGAACTTGAAAAGTTAAACGTAGGCGAACGTGTAATCCGTGCCGCTGCACAAGCAGATGCAACTTACACAAACGCTGGCGTAACTTTCACAAAGGTTGAACTTTCAACAAAGAAGATTCGTCTTGATTGGGAAGTATCAACAGAAGCACTAGAAGACAACCTAGAAGGAGCAGGTTTAGAAGACCACTTAGTCCGTACCATGACCCGTGCGTTTGCAAACGATCTTGAAGATCTTGCAATCAACGGAACTGGAACAGGATCAAATGCGTTCCTAAACATCCTTGAAGGATTTGTCACAAAAGAAAATACTTCAACAAACACTGCAACATTTGGTACAAATATCGAAGACTTACAAGCACTTGTGCTTGCAATGCCTCGTAAATACCGTGCCTCACGTGCAGCAATGAAGTTCTATGCAGATACAGAAACAGTATCAAACATCATCAATGGCCTTGGATCTTCAGGCAACTTGAACAGCGAAAGAATCGTTGAAAGAGTTGTTGCTGGCCAAGAACCACAAATACTAGGTGCTCCAATCCAGTACCGTGTATTAGGTCTTCCTTTATTGGAAGTTCCTTTGATGCCTGCAAACCGTATCACTTTGACATTCCCTGAAAACCGTATTTGGGGTTTCCAAAGAGATATTACAGTTCATCGTGAATTCCAACCTAAGAAAGACACAGTAGAATATACTGTATTCTTACGTTTCGGTGTTCAAATCGAAGAAACTGATGCAATCGCACGTACAGCATAATTTGCTTTACGAAATCAGAGAGGGGGGTAGAGATACTCCCCTCTTATTTTTTATAAATGATATAATAATTTAGAGGTGCACATGGAACTTTTAAGATTGAATAACACAACAAGTTTGTCTGCATCATTTTCTGGATTAAGTTCAAGCGTAAATTATAAAATAGAATTAGATGACTTAATAACCTCACAGTCATATTCAGCAAGTGCAAATTCAAATGGATCTGGTGTAGTGGTATTCTCAATACCAGAGCATTATTTAACTTATACAGGCTCCCTGGTAGCAACAGTAAAAGATCCTCAAAATGACATTGTAAATATTACAAATATTGAAATAGTAAGGCCATACTGCAATATAGATGCTACAGGCCTAAAGTTATACGGAAAGACAACAACTCTTACAACTGTAGAAAGAAATAGCATAGTTGAATACGAAAGACTAGCAAGATACATAATTGACTCACACACAGACGGCTTTGGATATATCAGAAAAGAAAAAGAATTTATTGGCACAGGAACAGATGAATTACTTATAGACGAAAAAATTCATAACCTATACAAGATTTATGAAAATGGAGAATTGATGTATGATGCCTCTTCTCAAAATAACGAGGCAGACTATATGATTAATAAACAATTAAATGCCATAGTATTAGATATCCCAGAATCAAATAGAATAAACTATAAGAAGGTATGGAGAGATAGATTCTTAGATGTAGACTTTTTTGAAGGGTATGAATATATCGTAGATGCTGATTATGGATGGAAGGTTATACCACAAGATATTCAAGAAGCATGTGAACTATTGGTTCAAGATATATTTAAAGATAATATCAAATATATAAATAGATATATTGAATCCTTTGATAATGATGATTTTAAGATTAAGTTTGCTAAAAATTGGACGGCCACAACTGGCAACCTTATAGTTGACAGGATCTTGGAGAGATATAAGAGACCAATTCGTGTTGGGGTGTTGTAAATGCTCCCAGGTGCTGGAATAGATAATATACTCTATCCTATGACTGCTGAAATATTTTATGCAGAAACTAGACAGAACGATTTTGGAACAATGGAAAGAACTTGGGTTTTTGATAGAACAGTTAAATGCTCAGCCGTATCAGCAATGGCAGATAAAACATTAAATAGTGAACTAAAGTCTACAACTGCTTTTTTTCAATATAACTCTGATATTGCCTTTAGAACATCTGATGATATTCAAAGAAAAAAAGGTGGAACACACTACCCTATTACAGAGGTTTTGGTTACTAACATAAAAGACTCAGAAGGCAAAGTAGTATGGACAGAAAGAGAAGATTCCAAAACTCAATATGAAATTCAATCTTTTGTTCCTTCATACAACGCCTTTCATGCTGTAGATTTCTATCGTGGATACTTAACTAGATCAACTAAACAATACGAGGTAGTCTACTAATGATTACAGCAAAAATAGATACTAAGAAATTAAATAAGATGTTAAATAACCTTGTTAAATACTCAGATGGGTTTATTACTGAAACAAAAGCACAACAAGGATATATAAATAGAAAAGTAGCAAACACTAGTGTTAATGCTTTTTATCAATACTTAGATGGGGTTGCAAGAATGCATCCAGGAATGCTTCACCATATAAATGAATGGGGTCAAGTAGGAAACCCAACAGCAAGACTGGTAGATTTAGGAATTATATCCTCTGGAAGAGGATCTACAATCACTGCAGAATTTTTACAATCACAGACAGTCAAGGATGGGTCCACTGAGCCGTTTTACGACAAAGCAGAGGTCATGGAAGAGGGCATCCCAGTAGTTATCAAGGAAAAGGAAGCAAAGGCCTTATTTTTCGAAATAGACGGTTTAGAGTATTTTAGAATGGGACCTATAACAGTTCTTAATCCTGGAGGAGCAGAAACAAGGGGTGGCTTTGTAAGTGTCTTTCAAGAATTCTATAATAACTATTTAAGCCAAGTATACTTAAAGGCAATAAAGTTTTACAAACATTTTGAGTCTCCAAAAGAATATGAAAGAAACTTTAAAAAAGCCTTACAAGGTACAAATGCGGCGGGTATAGGAAAAATGACTGCCCTTTCTTGGATATCAAAATTACCAGGAGAAGATCAAATTGACAATTAATATACCTAATTTAAGCGATAAAACACCAGAAGTATTAGTAAATAAATATGTATGGGAACAATTTAGATTAAATGATGAGGACTTCTATAATGAATATGTAGAAAATGGAAGAAGATTTATTCCTATATTCCCCGTAAATGATCCAAATGCTGGAGCAATATCATGGGGGTCAAGACCATATATTTTATATGATAATTTTGTAAAGGCTAGAACTGGAAAAGATAAGTATTTCTATCCTATTAAATCCCAACAAATGCTTTACTCAATTAGAGGTGCAAGTGTTGAGGACGTATATGCAATGAGGCATATAATGCTTTCTTCTCTAGACAGGGAAGATGCTGCTGCAGAGGACATAAATAACTTTGTTGGGCCATCAGATGTTAAATTTCAATGCGTAAATGCATACCAAGTTACTTATATGAAAGACGCTACTAATCTAGATACTACAAGAACCCCTTATCAAACTGACCTAATAGTCAAGTTTGACTATCATGTAAATACAAGTTATAATTGATATTGAGGATACGCCCCCACTATGTTAAAAAATAGAGGAGGAAAAAAATATGGCATATACACGTGGTGATTCAAAACAAATCATCGTAGGTGCAGCAGCATTGTTTATTGCAGATAGCCCACTGGAATACGTTTCAGGAACAGGTGCATCAGCAATTTACTCATTTACTGGAACAGGAACTTCTGATCTTCCAGCATTTCAGGCTAACTCATCCTACAAAGACACCCTTGCTGATTCAGCAGATTGGTCAAGTGTTGGCTACACAATGAATGGTTTGGAATTACAATTCCAACCAGACTTTGGTGAAGTTCAAGTTGATCAATTGCTAGACGTTGCAAAACTTTACAAACAAGGTATGCAAGTTTCTATGGTTACAGGTTTTGCAGAAGCAACACTTGATAACTTGGTTACTGCAATTGCAGCAAAGGAATCAGACAAAGGATTCGGCGGTGCTCGCTTAAATCTCTCTTCAGGAGATATTGGCGATGTTCCAGTAGAGCGTGCTCTTGTTGCTGTTGGTCCAGGATCTGGAGATCCAACAAAAACAGGAAACAACGCAGTAGAACGTATTTACGTAGCAAACCGTGCACTCTCAATCGAGAATGTATCAGTTTCTGCAAAGCGTGATACACCTTCTATGTTCGAAGTTACATTCCGTCTGTTGTCAGCATCTAACGGTTCATACGGCAAAATTGTCGACAGAACAGTTGGACAAGCCCCAGCACAAATGTAATACAACTTAATAAAACACTTGGCCCACTCTCCTTTTTGGGGGGTGGGTTTTGTGCTATAATTTTTATATAGTCTTAAGGAGGCTTTACGTGGCAACAAGTGTTTACGAAGTTGTAGAAATTGAATTACAAGATGGTACAAAAGTAGAAATGAAACCATTAAAAATTTCTGTATTAAGAGATTTTATGAAAGAATTTCAAAAAATATCAGATGAAAAAATAGCAGAAGACAACATTAAATCTATGGACCTTCTACTTGATTGTGCAGTTATTGCAATGAAACAATATAAGCCAGATATTGCTGATAAAGCAAAATTAGAAGATTTAATTGATCTTCCAACTGTTTATAAAGTTATTGAAGTAGCGGCAGGTATTAAGTTGAACGACCCAAACGCACTAGCGGCGGCTCTAGTTGGAACGAACTAGATCTAGCCGAACTAGAATCCAAAGTATTTCTTCTAGGTTTTTGGAAGAATTACGAGGAGATGGAGGACAGTATATCGATGCCAGAGTTAGTAGCAATACTACAAGCAAAGCAAAAGGAAGAAAACGATAATCGTAAATTCCTAGCAGCAATGCAAGGCGTTGATTTAGATAAGAACTCCGATTCGTCCAATGGTCAAGATGCTTGGGAAAGAATTAAGGCCAAAGCATTTAGTGGTGGTAAAACAACTAATCCAAATGACATAGTTTCATTACAGGGTGCTGCAGCACAAAGAGCAGGATTCGGTATTGGCGAAGGGTTAGATTATGAGGTGATTGAATAGTGGCTGAAGTAGTAAAAGGTATTGTTGACATTGAAATCAATACTGGCAAATCTGCTGCAGAACTAAAGATTTTACAACAACAGATTAATTCTGTTTTCCTATCATTAAATAAAAATAACGCTGCTTCATTAGCAGCCTCTCAAAAATACGCCTCTAGCCTTGCAGATATGGTTAACTCCAGCAAGGTATTTACTGCTGAATCAGTAAGAATGCGTACTGCTGCTGGAGCCTTAGATGATACTCTTAAAAAAGGACAAGCAACACTTGGACAGTATTTTAGTGCAAGATATGTAAAAAATGGTGCACTATTTGCAGAAACATTAGACTTAGCAAGACAAAAGGCTAGCGTACTTCAAACTCAATTTATCGCAACAGCCAAATCATCAAAAGGAATGCAAGACGCTCTTGCAATTAGACCACTACAAGCATTTGCCGATCAGGCTACTATTGCTTCTCAAAGAACTCAGATTCTTTCATCAATGTTTAGACAGGGAACAACTCAACTTGTAAATTTTGGTAAAAACGTACAATGGGCTGGACGTCAACTTATGGTTGGTTTTACAGTTCCATTAACTATATTTGGAACAACAGCAGGCAAGGTATTTGCTGATTTAGAAAAACAAACGGTAGCATTTAAGAAAGTATATGGAGACTTATTTACAACTCCAAGAGAAATGCAAGATAACTTAAAAGCAGTACAAGATCTTGGTAGAGAATATACTAAATATGGTATAGCAGTTAAAGACACAATGAGTCTAGCAGCCCAGGCTGCAGCAGCAGGTAGAAGAAATTCAGATTTAACAGATGCAGTAAGTCAGGCTACAAGACTAGCAACCCTTGGCCAGATGGATCAAAATGCAGCATTAGAAACAACCATTGCACTTCAAAGTGCTTTTAAACTTTCAGGAAATGAATTAGCAGATACTATTAACTATCTAAATATGGTAGAAAACCAAACTGTAGTAAGCCTACAAGATATTGCAGCAGCAATACCACGTGTAGCACCAGTAATTCAAGGTTTGGGTGGAGACGTAAAAGATTTAACCGTATTTCTAGCAGCAATGCAAGAAGGTGGTGTGAGTGCAGAACAGGGTGCAAACGCTTTAAAGTCTGGTCTTGCATCTTTAATTAATCCAAGCAAATCAGCAACGGAAACACTAGGTAAGTTTGGCGTCAATTTAGATGCAATTATTCAAACTAATCAAGGTGACTTAATGAAGACAGTTACTGCATTTGCTAAGGCCTTATCAACACTAGGAGAATTTGAACAACAACAGGCATTAGAAGAAGTATTTGGTAAGTACCAATATGCAAGATTAGGTGCTTTATTTGAAAACGTTATTAGAGATGGATCTCAGGCTCAACAGGTTATGGCTACTATGGGGTACAGTGTTGAAGAATTAGCCATGACTGCTGATCGAGAATTAAAAACTATTGAAGAAGCATTTAGTGTTCAATTAAAAGCGGCAGTAGAAAAGTTTAAATTAGCAATAGCCCCTATAGGTGAAATATTTGTTAAGTTAGCAATTCCATTAGTTAATTTTGCTACTAGCATCGCAGATGCATTTAATAGCCTACCAGATTTTTCAAAGAGGTTTATAGCATTTGCAACTATTATTACTGGTCTTGTTATACCCGCTGGAACGATGTTCTTTGGTTTGTTGATGAACTTAACTGGTACTCTTGCAAAACTATTTCAGTTCATGGGTGCTTTTAGTAAAGGATTTTTACAAGGTGGTATTGTTGGAGCATTTAAAAATGCAACCCAGTCAACTAAGTATTTTTCAACAGCAGAAATTGAAGCAGCCCTTGCTGCACAACAATTAGGAACTGCAACAGAATTTACCAATAGTGCACTTAGAAAACAAGTTTCAGAAGCAATGGGTGCAGCAGGTGCAGTTAAATACTTAGGCGATTCATATACTATTCTTATAGCAAAAATGATGGAAGCAGCAAGACTTGCACCTTATACAATGGGTATTGGACAAACTGCAGCAGGACTTGCTCAAACAGGAAGAGCAGCAAGTGGAAGAATAATCAGACCACCACAAATGAGAAATTCTGGTGGAAGAATATTTATGAGTGACGGATCTACTGTTCCAGGAACTGGCAATTCTGATACCGTTCCAGCAATGCTTACACCTGGAGAATTTATTGTTAATAAACAGGCAACTGAAAAGAATTTAGGATTACTATACGCAATTAATGGTGGAGGTGCTGGATACAATAAGGGTGGCACTACATATGCAAACCCTGGTGCTTACTTAGGACCAAGGCAAGCAGCAGAAAAAGCAGCATCAGAACTTTCAGTATTTGCACCAAATAGAAGAAGAATGCCTTTAGGAACTGCATCAGTATCTTCAAGAGCAACTGGAGAAGTATTAGGTAAACTAAATAATCTTGTATATCTTGTTAATCCAACTACAAATAAACAATTAGTTGGAAATAGAGTAATGGGTGGGTTTGATAAGAGAGGCGTACCACTAGATCAACTTAGAAGAGAAATGACAAGCGACATTGGTATGTGGATGATAGATGCATACGCTGGTCAAAAATGGGCAAAGACTGCTTATAAGACAACACTACAAAATAATTTTGATTCTATAGCAGCAAAAAATGCGGGTAAAGAAGTAAGATTCTTAGATAGTAAAGGACTTGAAAGAATTCAAGATGTAATAGATAAACCTGAATATGCTAATGTTAAATTTGTTTCTGTAAAAGAATTACAAAATGAAGCACTATTAAATAGACTATCTCCAGATCATTTACAAAGATTATTATCAGAAGATACTGCAAATGTAATGAAACAAAGAATGAGAAGTAGCACTGGTCAAATGGCTAATAGATCTACTTATGAAGATTTAAATAGACAGTCATATACAAGAATGCAACAAAGTTGGAGAGGTACTAAGAGACCTGCTGGCTTTGAAGGTGCTCATATGTATGGTATGGGTGGAAAGATACCTAAATATGGTATGGGTGGAAAAATTCCAGGTGTTCAATATGCAAATATAGGAATGCTTATAGGTGCAAGAATGAGAAAGCAAATTAAACAACTAAGGCCACAATTAGGTGCATTTGATAAAAATGTATTACAAAGATTAAGATCAAGAAGTTGGACAGATGTTGTAGAAGGTGCAAGACTTAATGATGCTATGGCATTAAGACAAAGTGGATTTAGTAATGATGAAATAGACATGTTATTTAAAAAATCTGGATTTAATAATAGCGGAATAGAAGATCTTGCTCCTATTAGAAAAAAATTATATTCTGAAGCAAACAAGATAAGACAAATAGAAATTAAAACAGATCCTAAAGATTTAAGATGGAATACAATTTCAAATGAAAGTAATGAGATTCTTGACTTAACAAGTTTTTTGAAAAATAAAGGATACGTAGGAGATGATATTGCTGAGTTAGCATTTATAGGAGGAGATGGAAGAAAACTTGGAGATAGATCACACCATACCCAAACCAGAATAGAAAAACAAAGACAGTCTGGTAGGGGCTATAGTTTAAAAGGATATTTAGGTCAAGCAGTTGTAGAACCAAAAGAATTTAATCAAAGTAAACTATATAGTAGTTTAGGAATAGGTGCTCCAATAAATATTAAAGAATTTGAAAAACAAAAAATGATTGTGTCTGAATTATTAGGTATTCCATATTCTCCAAGAAAAAAACAAAAAACTTCTAGGTTATTAAAAGATTTTTATGATTTTGAATCACAAATTTTACTATCTCCAGATGAACCAATTTTTAGAAATAAAGGTGGCATGATTCCTAGATACGCATTAGGTGGATTAAGAGGAAAAGCAATATTTGAAAGAGGAAGAGTTGGCAAACCTGCAATTATGAATCTTTCTGGATTAGATCCAAAATCTATGAATATGATTGATGAATTAGCACCTTTTGTTGGTGCAGATGCTGCAGTAGATTATGCAAAAATTTTACAAAAAGGTTCTATCAAATTAGATATAGGACAATTTTTTAGAAAAGCAAAAGGCTTAGAAGACATTGTTCAAAGCAGATATAGTGAATGGAAAAGCCAAAATCAATGGGCAGTATATAGTCCTGGGTACCAAGATGTAAGAGATAGAGCATTAAGTAAAATTAGAAAACAAGTTACTGATGATGAATTTTCAAGAATCTCTAGAGGTAGACCATCTTTAGTAGATGACTATAATGAAAATCTTAAAAGAACACTAGGCCTTAATAAAGGTGGTATTGCTAAATTTAATAGAGGAAATATAGTTCCTGGATCTGGAAACACAGATACCGTTCCAGCAATGCTAACTCCAGGGGAATTTGTAGTAAACAAAGAAGCAACTAGAAACAATATGGCATTATTAAAAGCAATTAATAACGGCAGTATGGCTGGATATAACAAGGGTGGAAAAATTCCAGGCGTTCAATATTTTGCAACAGATGAACAAAATAGATTAGTTATGGATCTAGCAACAAATAATAGAGGGGTTGCAGGACCAACTTCTAGTTTAAGACCAAATATGCAATCAAGAGTTGCTCAATATATGGCAAAAAACCCAGCAATGGGAATGGGCCTTATGAGTGCTGGATTTGTTCTTCCAATGATAGGTCAGCAAATGCAACAAGCCACAAATAAATACGTAAATGGAGTAGGAAATTTTATAAATACACTTACTCCTGCTATTTTAGCAATGTCTATATTTCCTAGTTTAATACCGAAACTTTTTGGACCATGGGGAATTTTAATTGCAGCAGTTACTGCAACAGCCATAGGATTAAAGAAATATAGAGAAAGCATAGATAAGGCAGCAAGAGAGTCTGCTAAACAAGGTGCATCTGCAGGTGGAGCAGCAAATGCACTAGATGTAATGGCAAAAATTTTAGGAAAACAAACTCCATTACAAATTTCTTTATCTAATAGCGTTAAATTTACAGATAAACAACTTCAAGCACAAGAAGAATCTTTTGCAGCATTACAAACAGAGCAAGGTCAAGCATTTTTACAAAGTCTAAGAGGGATGTCTTCAACAGAAAGAAGTTCTGAACTGTCTTCTTATATTCAAAACGCAATAGCAAGTGGAATGATGGACGCAACTTCTGGTGGAGAGTTTGCAAGAGTAGTGGGCGTAGAACTTAAAGACTCTCTTTTGTCAAATCAAGTTATAAGACAAATATCTTCACAAGGATCAGGTTCTGAAGCCTTATTAAGGTTGACACAACAAAGAGGTCAATATAAAGGTTCTATGGAGGGGCCAGCAAGAACTGCTATATCAGCGGGTAGGGGAGGAACTTACACAATAGGAAATCAAGACTTTAAAGACTCTTCTTTTAATATCTCATCTGCAATACAAACATTTAAATCTGCTGAAGAAACACAAGCACTTGCAAATATAGAATTACAAAAGGGTGCAATTACTCAATCTAAATATAATGAAATAATTGAAAAAACAAATTCATTACAACAAGAAGCACAAAAACAAATTCAATTTTCATTAAATGCAACTTCTGATAAAGGTGCTACTGCACAAGCATTAAAGGATCAGTTGATACTTGGTGGATACACAGAAGAACAGGTAAAGAAAATAAATGAAATTTCTAACAAGTTAGATGAAGGAAAGTCAGCACAGGTACTATTGCAGGTATCATCTGGTCAAATAAGGCCAGAAGATTTGGTTATGTTAGTTGATTTTATACAAAACAAAGATAATTCTGTAGCAGTGGAGTGGACCAATAAGTTTGTTGGAAATGAAATTGAAGCATCAAAATTTGCAATGTGGGCACAAAATAATCTTTCTTCATCTAATGCAGCATCATTTAAAGCAGCGGTAGACATTGTTGGATTAGATAAAGCAGGACAATTACAAGAATTACTATACTCATTTGGATTTGATAAAAATGGAAATCTAGCATTGGGTGGAAGCAAGTTATTATTAGAGATTGAAACAGGAAATAAAGATGCAATAAAAGAATTTAGCGATATTTATAAAAATATGGGTAGTGGCAAACCAGGTCAAATGAAGAAAGCCGCTATAGATTTTGCAATTAAAATTGGTGGTAGCGAATCATCGTTTGATTATGTTTTAAATAAAATAAAAGACTTTAATAACTTAACATTAGAAAACAAGTTTGCTTCTATAACATATGCAGTACAAATAGCAGACATACAAGGTAGAATAACACAGGCTGGAAAAAATATATCATTATCTGGTGCAGTGGCTGCCTATGGACAAATGGATGAAATGAACAAAACATTATTAGCAATGAATCAACAAACCACCCCAGCCTCTACAACAGGCACTGGAGATAAAACTGAAATTCAAATGATGCAAGAAAGAATTAAACAAACAAAACAATACATAGCAGCGTTAAAGGTATTAAATTCTGATAAGAAACAATCAATGCTGACAGATGCACAGATAGCACAAATGGATCCAGCACTTGCTATTGAAATTGCTAATAAGGCACAAAAACAAAGAATAAGTTTAGAAAAAGCATATCAAGACTATTTAAAAAATACTGTAGATATTACAAATAGATTGACAAGTGCTGAAGATAAAAGAATGCAAGTTCTTGACATTCAAGATAAAATTTATAATAGACAAATAACATTGATTGATAGAAGAATAAATGCAAAGCAAGATGAGATTGAAAAAGAACAAGATTTAAATGAAGTAAGACAGCATGCTTTAGATAAAATATCAGAACAAGAAGAAAAAATTAATGAAGAATATAATAAGAGAGTTGAGGCATTAGACAAGGTTGATAATGCAAATCAAAGAAATGCAAATAGACAAAAATCAAGAATTAATTTAGCAACAGCCCTTACTAGCGGAGATATTGGGGCTGCAGCACAAGCGGCTGCAGAAATAACATCTCAAGAAGCATTATATAAAATAGAAGATGCTAGAAAAGCCCTAGAAGTTCAAAGAGAAAATGCTATAAAGGCAATAAAGATAAGCGTCAATGGCGTATTGATGACAAGAAAAGAAATTGAAGATGCCATTAAAGCATCAAATGAAAGAATATACCAAATAGGTTTAGATATTAAAAAAATAGAAGAAGAAAAAATTCCTATATTACAGTTACAACAAAAATTAGCAGATGAAAGATATGCGTTAGAGTTAAAAAGTCTTGCAAACAATACTGCAAATCTTGAAGTTTATAGACAAATTTTTGCAGAGTTACAAAAAATAGGTCAGGCAAGCGGGGTCTCATTTAGCGGAGGTGGTTCTGGAGGAGCAAGCAACACAGGATCAGGAACGCCAATGGCACAACAAGATAAATATGTTAAGAGGGCAGAGCAAATAACTAAAGCAATTAATGGTCAATTAAGGGGATCTGCAAAAAGTGCAGCACTTTCAGATTTTAATAGATTTATTAATAATAGTGCTAATAAAGTTTTAAGTGAAGGAGAAAGAGATTTATTAATCAGTAGATACAAATTAAAAATAAATCCACCGCTATATGCAATGGGTGGAAGGGTTAACTACAAGGGATCAAATGAGCCACCTCCAGCAATAAAAATGGCATATGGAAGTATGGTTCCAGGAATGGGAAATACAGATCGTGTTCCAGCATTACTAACTCCTGGAGAATTTGTAATTAGAAAATCAGTTGCTAGTGCTTATATGCCATTGCTTGAACAATTAAACGGAAATATATATCCTGGCGGAGCAATGCCAAAGGGTAGTGCAAAAACTAATCCTAGCCTGTATAATAATAGTTATAGCATTAATGTTAATGTTGCAGGAACAGACGCATCTCCTGATGAAATAGCAAATGCCGTAATGTCAAAGATTAAACAAGTAGAGTCAAGAAGTCTAAGAGGTGTAAAAGTTGGCTAGTAGTTCATATCTAAATGGTCGTTGGAATCTAAACAGCCTTCCAAAAAGACCACAAGCAATTGCTTGGTCTAAAACCTATGGGACAAAAGATACTCATATATCTATTGCTGGAGCAACTACTCTAGTTCCAACGGGGGTAGAATATGAAGATTTTATAATTCTATCTGATGATAATAGACAACCAATAGAATACTCATGTGAAAGAATTGAAAATAGAAAAAGAACTATTAATGCTAAAATGCGTTCATACCATGTAGCAGATAAACTTAGAATATCTTTAAATTGGGAAATGCTACCCTCAAGAGCCTTTAATAAAAATCCAGAGTTTAGTGCTAGCACTGGAAAACCTACAGCCTCAAACCTTATTCAATATACCTCAGACGGTGGTGCTGGAGCAGAAGAAATGAGAAACTGGTATAACAATAATCCAGGTTCATTTTGGGTTATGATTGCTGCAGATAGATATAGTAATATGCTGGATGAAAATGACGATCCACAATTTAATAGACTTGGCGAGTATAACGAATTAGTAGAAGTATACTTTGCCTCATTTGATTTGTCAGTTGTTAAAAGAGGTAGAAATACTTACGATTTTTGTAATGTGTCTGTAACTCTAGAGGAAGTCTAATGTTTCAAGATACAGTTTTAAAGTCTCATATTGAGCAAAATACTACCTTACAAATTAAATCATTTGTAGTAGCAGAATGGAATTTAAATGATCTAGAGGATATATCAGCATCTGGTAATTATAGATATAGGCCATTAGGAAATGAATTTAATATTCTACCCATCAATTTTAGTAATGAAGATCCTACCTTCATTAATGCTTTAGACTCTTCTATTAAATCAGAATACGTAGTAGAAAATGATGGACAGACTCCTATTCCTTTTGTTACCCCTGAATTATCTAGAAAGTTATATTATAGTTTAGAAGATTGCTTTCTTCCATTTAGACCAAGGTCTGGAATTAACAAGGTAGTCTTTAGAAATAAAAAGTATATAGATAACATAAGATCTGGAACAAGACCTAGATACTATCTTGCTTCTAAATATGATAAATTTAAATATTGGACATCATATAGAAAAGAAGAGAATGTTGAAAGAGGAATATCTTCTCAAACAGAAACGGCACTAGGATATTATATTGAAGATGCTTGCCCATTTGTAGTGTATAAAGAATCTATGTTTGCCAACAGAATTGTTGTTAAGATGCAAACAAATTTGTCAGATGATGAAAACTCTTCAGAGACAGTAAGAGTATATACAGATGAAGTTATTAAAAATCCTCTTAATGATAGAACAAGATCTAGCATACCTAAAGTATGGTCTATACAATATTTAGATGAAACAGATACATGGGTAGATGCTGTAGCATTTGATGAAACCTCTACTCGTAGAGACGGAACAGAAATAGTTCCATGGGATGGATACGTAGAACTTTACTATGGGCTAATTGCACCAAATGACTATAAACAATACTTTAACTTTGTAGACTATCTTGATTTAGAAAGCCAATTGCCTGGCAAAGACTTTAACAATAACCATGGAGACGCCTATTTAGTTGGGGGTAGCCAATCAAACATAGGAACTCTTTATATCTGGAATGATAATAACAATAAAAAGATATGGGAACAATATACTCCTAACTATGGATTCTCACTATTACAAGATAACAATACTAATTTTGAAGATACTAAGCAAACAGGGTTGGCAAGATCATTAACAAGCCCTAGATATGTAAATACAAACAATACAAGGATATATAGAGAGTTTGTTAAGTTGAAGGGTCTAAGGGTAGCCATTAAGACAATGACAGCCCCAGACACCCCATTTGACCTTATAGAACTATCTCCTAGGATCAAGGCAGACATGTCAGAATATACTGTCGGCTTTTCCTTTAACAAGGCCATAGCCAAAAGCGACTCTGGCATTCCAGTAGGTGGGCTAGTTGCCTCTAATGGATCTATAACACTTATGAATTTTGATTCAGCATTTAGTGAGCAAAATGCCAATAGCGTTGTTTCAAATAAATTAAAGAACAATATTAAATTTGATTTTTACGAAAGAGTGTTAAAGGTAGTAGATACAGATGGTCTTAAATATGACAAGTTTGTACCATTAAAAAGTTTGTATGCTGAAGTATTTCCTAAAGCCGTAGGAGGGCTTAACGACCTAACTATACAATTAAGAGATGCATATTTTAGATTAGAAACCTCGGTAGCCCCTACAATATTTTTAAAGAATGTAACATTGACTGCAGCAGTGGCAATACTTTTAGACAACATTGGATTTAGTAACTATGTTTTTAAAACTTTTGAAAATAATTATATCTTTGATCCAGTTATTCCATATTTCTTTATTGAGCCAGACGTAAGCGTTGCTCAAGTTCTTGAAAGACTTGCCGTGTCTACTCAATCAGCAATGTTCTTTGATGAATATAATAATTTTGTAGTTATGCCAAAAGAATACTTGCTTCCAGATCAAGATAAAAGATCTGTTGATTTAGTTCTATACGGACAAACTACACCAGAAACTTACTTAGACAATCCATCAGCAGAGGTTCCAGGTAGCAATTATAAACTATCTAATATCTTTGACTTAGCAGATGGAGAAACACCTATTATAAATGATGGGCAAATAAACTATACAAATAGATATATTCAAAAATCACCTTCTAGTTTAAGTCAAGCATCATACACAGATGAAGATATAACCTATGTTTATAAACCAGTCCTTCTTTGGGAAATTGCTCAACAACAATTTCAAATATCTCAAAATGAGGCTGCTTCATCTGGAGACTACACACTTTCAGCAGCACCATTAAATTCAAATATTACAGATGTGGCACCATATGTTGAATCAAATACAATTAAAAACAATGTAGTTGATTTAGGTGAAAACGTTATGTGGCTTCAAAAGTTTAACGGTTATCTATATGCTAATGGAGAAATTATTAGATATGATGCAATCGAATACATGGTATACGGCGGGGTAGATATAATATTAGATCCACAAATAAGCACTACTCCAGTAAACTCTAATAAAGTATGGATAACAAGTCCTAAACAATATGAACAATACTTTGGACAATTACCATTTAATGGAAAAATGTTTAGAACTGGAAATGTAAGAATTTACACAAAGCCTTATTACCAATTAGGTGGGGGTGGAGTAGTTTATAAGAATGGTCCAGTCAAAGAACATGGTAGAGCACAATTTGGCACTAAGATTACAGATCACAGTGCTGGGCTTCCAGATTATTGGTCAGATAATACTTACCTTCGTGGTGTAAATATGAAATCAGAGTATTTGTTTAATACACTTGCTCCAATTGAAGTTGACAATAGATACGGATTTGTAGACATAGCATATCCTCAATACGTTGCTGGATCAGCCCAAACAGTATTAACTGTTCCAACATTTCAAGCACTAGGACAAGCAGTAGGTGTTGATAACGCAACTGCAACAAGGTCAAGTAGAAATGGCATAATTGCAAACTTTTTAAGACAAACAGTTCCGTCTGATGAAACAATTAGATATCAAAAAACTACCTCTACGGCAACTATCCAATCTTCAGCATTAGTATTTACTGGACCAACTCCAATGACTACGGGAGTAACTCCTAAAAATTTTGTAACATATATATATAAAGAAATGACTTCTGACTTTAAACATTTTGGAACAAGAATGAGAATAATTGGAAAGCCAGAGTCTACTAATGAACTTCAAACTGCAACAAATGCTTCAGAATATTATATTGTAGAAGATGCAATTATTTCTGGTGGATCTGGTGGGCTAGGAGTTATGATTAATCCAAATACCAACTATGGATATTATTTTGAAATATGTGCATTAACGGGAAGTAATTTACAAGACTATAATGTGTCATCAACAAATGGTCAAGACTCAGTTTTAGAAAACGTTATGTTTTATAAGATAGTACCTGGAACAGTTAACTCAGGTACACAAGAAGCAATCCCTAAAAAGATATGGGGTGGATTATCTCAAATACTAGTAGATGATGGTGGCTTTGTTGGTCAAGATAGGTTGATGAATATAGAAAATCCAACAGTGTACGATTTGGCGGTAGAATATGAAAACATTGGTACTACAAGAAGATTTTACCTATATATAAATAATAAGTTGATTGCAATTGTTGACGACCCAGAGCCTCTACCAGTTTATAACAATATGGCCTTATTTGTTAGAGGGTCTTCAAAATGTATGTTTGAAAATATATATGCATTAAAAAACTTACAAAGTCAACAAACAAATGCTGCTGTAATTAAAGAAATTGATCAAACCTTTTCTAATAATCAAATAACATCTTCAGATGCTCTTAGAAGATATGCAGTATCTGGATTAGTAAAAGGCTCATACTTATCTAATATAGGCATAGATAGTCCAAGCAAATATGATATGTACTTTGAAGAATTTGGAACTATTATGAGGGAGTGTGCATATTTTAATATTAAATATGACCAAGCATACCCTGCATTCATTGCACAAATTGCAAAAACATTTAGTAGTGAAAGGTCCTTTACCACATCTGGATTTAGAGCAGGATCATATGGTGCAGAGTTCTTAATATTTAATTCAACAGATAAAACTATCGTCCTTGGAGAAAACTCTTCTAATTATCTTAAGATTCATGGTATTACTTTTACCCAAAGCACAAGTCATACATTGTCTGTTGATGAATTTATTAAAGAAAACTCAACGGTATACGATGATAAATATGTAGATAGAACATTGTTTTCTCCAATAAGTGCAGAACAACTATACCAAGACATACGATTAAGTAGATCTAAATATGGCAAAAAAGGATTTTCTTTAGATTCTTTATATATTCAAAATAAAGATGAGGCTGAATCATTAATGTCTTGGATTATTCAAAAGACCTTAAGACAAAGAAAAGATATTGCTGCCTCCGTATTTGGTGCATCTACGATACAATTAGGAGATGTAGTATCTATAAACTATGTAATGCCAGGTGGGTATGACTTTGTAGATACCAATAAAAAATTTGTTGTGTACGAAATGGACTATTCTTCAGCACTAGGTGGTCCAGAAACTAAAATAAGGATGGTGGAAATTTAATGGGAGATCCAGTAAAAATTCCTACTAGGGATGTTGTTGTCAATCTAGATGATCCAGGGGTAGACGTAGCAGAAATACAAAGTCTATTATTTGAAAACCTATCTTCACTAGAATTAACTAAGTTTACTAAGCATGATACTGTAGAAGGAATTAATCCATTTTACAATGTTATATCAAATCTATCTTCTATAAATAGAGAATTTGATCCTACAAGTTTATTATCTGCAACAAAATCAAACAACTCATTATTTGATGTTTATGGTATTGATTTGATAAGCAGACTCCCTACCGATGGAAGTGACTATGCTTATATTGAAAATGGCAATATTGTTATTAATTTAAGTAACATGGGGCCTAACGAATCGTTAGAAATTGAAGTAGACAGTAGTGGTACAATTTATAGGGTAAGGTCTTAATATGATAACTAATAATGGCAAACAGATTATAGCAAAATACTTACTTGGTCAAGCACCAGAGTTTGCTGCCTATCTTGCTGCAGGCTCAGGAAATGTACCTTTTTCTCAATCCAACGCTGCATCTCCATACTATGATGCCACAAGAAAAAATTTAGATTTTGAAATGTTTAGAGTTCCTATTCTATCTAAAGGCTTTGTTAGAGAAAACGGGGTAGACAAAATTGTCTTTAAAGCAGAAATGCCTTCTGATCAAAGATATCAGATATCAGAGATAGGGGTATTCCCAGCAGTTAAAAACTCTATAGCAAACCAATATGATAGTAAGTTATTGATGACTTTTTCAACAGCAGAAAATTGGTTATATAACTTTACCTCTGCTAGCGTTACATCGGCCTCTACAGTACTTGAGGCGGTAGCCTTAGATAATGGAAATACAAGCACTACAGACATTAGTGTTTCAAGCAGAATATTTTATTTTAATGCAAATGATCGTATATTTAATGATACAAATAGAAAGAATAAACATGAGCCTTCTAGATTTTTAAACAAAGCACTTATGGTAAGAGGAGATAATTCTTCATATTCTATAGAAAACTCTACCTTTAACTTTGACTTTAGTCAAAATCTTCCTCAAGACAAGATCAGACTTGCAATGTCTTTAATAAATAAGGCAGCAAATTCTAACTCTATTCCAGCGACAACTACTATAAAAATAGATTTTATAAATAACGTTGGCTCTAGGCCAAAGGCTACCTATACAGCAAACTTAGTTCAAAATGATTTTAATGTTCAAAGCAGCAGTGGTGTATTGCCTACCAGATATAAAATTTTAGACATTCCTATAGGAAGTTTTACAAAAGACACAGATTTCTCTTGGGGACAAGTTAACTTGGTAAAGATTACAGCGTATGTAACAACTGGCAATGGAACAGATGATCAATATTATATTTGTTTAGATGGAATGAGGCTAGAAAATGAAAGCACTGTAAACCCTCTTTACTCATTAGTTGGATACAATGTTGCAAGAACAACAAATGGGTATCCTATTATCAAAGTAGAAAATACAAATAACTACATAGAGTATAGGTTTGGAGTAAGTGTTTCTTAATGGCAAAGTTTATATTTCCACTAGAGGAACTGCCACCTCCAATGTCGGACGGTACTCAAAAATTTAGATTTAGAATAATTACAGAAGATAGAAACGTAGTATCATACTGGTCTCCAATATTTAAAATTATTAATGGCAAACAACTTGTTCCAGAAATACCTTCTTTTTCTGCAAGTGCTATATATGACAATAGAGACGATGCAATATCTTTGACACTGTCTTCTTCAGGAACCGACTATAATGAATTTATTAAAGACTATGATATTTTTGTTAAATGGGATAATCAAGCATATGACTTTTACAATAGGATGAATGCTAACGGTATAAGTATTGCAAATAGCGGTAGTGCTACTGTAAGAATAAAAGGACAGTTTCCTTCTCAATATGTAGATGGAGAGCCTTTAGAAAATGATCAACTAAAAATATTTGATACAGATGTAGTAAGCCTAATTGATTTAAGAGATACGGCATCTATTTCAGCATCTGTAACTAACATAAGTGCTAGCGTAACTCAGATTAATCAAAACGTTGCAAACGTAGAAGGACTTATCTACGCCCTATCGTGATATACTGGAGGTATTATGGGTGCTTTATCATTACCAGAACGTGGTCAGCCACTGGATGTTAATATTCTTTATGACATTACAGAACAGGTCAATACACTTACAAATGCTTTAACCGTAAAGGCTAGTAGCAGTTCTCAAGTAAACAAAGATACAGGATCTGTTGGAACCTCAAGTTTAAAATTTTATGCAGAGACTAAGCCTTTGGTAGCAACAAGTGTTAGCGGTGGGCAAACAGAAGAGTTTACAATTAGTTATCCAACTAGTTACAAATATACACCAGTCGTGACAGTAACAATCCTTAATAACACGGGATCAAATGCTGGAAATAACGTTACAATCGTTTTGACAAACGTTACAACAAGCCTAGCAAAAGGCATTGTTAGATATAACGAGGCTGGTACTGTTAATCTAAGTGTAAATGCAATAGTAGTCGGACTACCTCAATAAAATATGGTATACTGACTTAAATTAATAGAATGGTAAATAATGATAAAGTGTAGTAAGTGTAATGGAAAAATGTTCGTTGATAGGGTATTTTCATCCCACGATCATTTAGAATTATATTGTTTAATTTGTGGAAAGCGAGAAATGTATCATAACCCTCAAAAGTATGGTAAAAAAATACAATGGATAATGCAGCAAGAAAGACAAATGGCAAAAAAGAATGGCAATCATCTGTAAAACCTAGCAGCGTTATATTCTTTTTAAATAACGATCTAGTAAGATTAATACATTCTAATAGAGCCTCTAATGTATGCACAATCTATAACTATATACACGATAAAGAGCAAAGCCTATTATTGTCTGATTTTAAAAAACATAGAAAAAGAGCCTATACCTTTACAAATACAACTAAGATATTTGCAAGATCTAGAGTTCAATTTGAAAGAATGATAAAGGCTGAAATTATTCTACCCCCAACAGGTGCAGTTCCTGGAGGCAAAAGAGTTTGGCAAAAAATGTCTTACTATTCAGAAGATGATCTTTTTAAGATTCGTGAGGCAATGAGTAATATCCATTCAGGTAGACCCAGAAAGGATGGTAGGATTACTCCAAGAAAAAATATTCCTACCGAAAAAGAGTTGCGTTCTTTGATAGGAGATGCTATTATGTTATATACGCAAAATAAAAGCGGGGAATTTATC